TTATCAATAAAAAAGTTTACTCCAACCCAACCATCAGGCGATGTAACTTCAACTTCATATCCTTCGTTTAATAGTGCATCTATGTCTTTAATACTAACTTCTTTTTCGATCCACTCAGACATAAATTTCCTGTACCTGATTTTAACTTTAGTGTCAGGATGGACGCAACCCGCTAGAGCAATATTGAGTGTCTTGTTTGGCAGACCACCATTGGTCATCTTATTGAAATACTCTAGATCAAATGCTGTTCGCTTCTCCTTGACATGATATGATTTGAAACGCTCATCAGCATCCTCAATGAAGTCATGACCAATATGCGTATCAAAGCTGACACCAAGTGCATCACTCAGCACCTTTGGGATTGAACCTTTAGCCTCTTTACCTGTCTTGTCATCCAATATCTGGATTGATGTCATGATGGCATTATAGATAGCTTTGTCTTGACAAAACTTCTCAGTCTGATCTAATAGCCAAGGTAGGTTAGGCTCTACATCGCCACTGAGTGTATCAATGGTCTCTTTAGCTCTCTTAAATGTCTCATCTGATATACCATCACGACCAGCTAGGTCTATCCGCATAGACTCAAGTGTGGGTAATGTATTGTATCTCTTTACATGATTGTCTATCAGGTTGAATATTGTCTTATCATTATTGTCGTGAAAGTATTCGCTCTTTAGGAACGGTATTGCTTTTCTCGCATACTCCTCGTTTCCTAGTATATTCTTGAATATCAATTGCTCTACGGACATTTACTCTTTCCTCTGCCAGCTTCTTTATCTCTATCTTACGTTCATCACTAGCAATCATCCACTCAACTATCTCCTCGGCTATGCGACCACAGCCGAGGCAAACATTGTTGTCATCATACCAGCATATGCTCTGGCAGATGTTATCAATCATCTTCCGTTTCCATGATTGACTCGCCACTGGCCAGCTTGTAACGGTTCTCAATATACTTTGCTAGGTCAGTAGTCTCAAACATCTGCTGCCAAAACTTCTTGTCATCAACAATATCTTTAGCTCGCATGTTTGGTTGCTTTACTTCACCAGTTTCCTTATCTACAATAGCATACCAACCTGCCTTTGGCTTGACGATGTATCCACCATCCATTGCCACATCAAGCAAACCTGACCAGCGATTGATACCACCTTCATGTGATACAGTGATTGGGATACGACTCTTTTCCTTAACGTAGCGAGACTTCTCAATGTTAATGATGAAGTGGTAACCAGTGATGCCATCAGCATCCTTTTCTTGCTGACGACCGAGGATCCAGATATTATCTGAACCGTAGTATGAACCAGTGCCACCACCAACAATCTGCTTAGGATACATACCCATATCTTCATAAGTGTGATTGATGACGATCATAGGAACATCCTTGAGTGTCAGATGTGGAGTTACCATGCGGAACAAAGACTTGAACTGCTTAGCACGAGTCATATCAGCAACTGACTTACCATCAAGTGCGTCATCAACTTCCTTCTTAGAGGCAAGGTTGCCAATAGAGTCAATGACGATCATCACGTGATCTTCACGAGTGATCTCTTTCATTTGCTGCATGATATCAAACTTCAGCTGCTCAATATCAGTGATTGGTGTATGAATGACAGCATCAAAGTTGATACCGAAAGTCTTGAAGTAGCTTTGTGGTGTGCCAAACTCAGAGTCATAGAACAGTACGACACCGTCATTATACTTCCTGAGGAATGCGGATGCCATCAGCAAGGCAAAACCAGTCTTGAAGTGCTTTGATGGACCTGCTAGCATTGTAAGTCCAGGCGTGATGCCACCGTCAACAGTGCCTGATAGTGCCACGTTGATCATAGGCACCTGTGTTTGAATCATATCTTTCTTTGTAAATATCTTACTATCAGTGAGTGATGCGGTAAGGTTTACAGTGCTGTTCTTGATTAACTTATCTTTAAGCGACATTATTATCTCCAATGTACATTACTATACTATTATTCATCATAGCTTGTTTAAGTAAATAAGTCAAGCGTTATTTTCCTGCGATCACTTTGTCCAGTTTAGCAATGAACTCATCGATCTTTTCAACCCTGTTTGGCCATACAATTGTTGGCATGTCAGGATTTTTCTTTAGGTTGTTTAAGAAAGGCATGATCATATCATAGATCTTTTTAGCCTTACTGTTAGCAGCTGCAGCCTCTTTAGAATTCTGCTTGACTACCTTCTCGATATCCTCAGCAAAGCTGAACCCAAAATCATTATCTTCTTCATTCATCCAAAAAAGTCCTCCAACGTTGATGTTTGCTCTACCTTCCAGTCAACCACCTCAGTTATAGAGCGAAGTGGGTCAAGGAAGCTCTTACTAAATTGCATGTCACGGTCAATATACTTGTCTAACTTAAACTCTTTTGGGAGCTCTTCAGGTACAGCAATGACCGTATCATGGATTGGGTTAGGTATCTTCAAGTAAGCAAACCTAATCTTATCCCCATCACCAATAGGTTGAACGTTCTTCATACCATGCTGCTTGAGTAGGTTATTAAACAGCAGTGCACCTTTGACTTGAATTGGTGTGCCTAGCTTATATATCTTTGCCTTGTCTTTGTATTTGTCCATCCCTTTGATACCTCTTGGGAATGATACATCTTCAAATGGTAGTTCATTAAACTCTTGCTTGAACTTCACAACAAACTCTTGAAGCTGCTGCTCATTACCGTTCATGATGATGCTTAGTGCAGTCTTAATATTCTCACGACAAGCATATGGCGTTGATGACCTGACAGCTTCAATGCCCTGAATCTTCAGCTTTGGCTTATCGTACTGCACACCCTCAACGTTCCAAGCATTGAGGATATACATCTTCTTAGCTTTCCAGATACCTTTGTTGGCAATAGTCTCGCGCTTCATCTTCATCTTCTGCTGATATGCATTCATCATGTCAGCTAGCTCTTGATAGCTCTTGTCCATGTAAGGTTGTATGCGAGCTTCAATGAACTCGTCAAGAGCTTTCACTATCTTTAACTCTTCATGCTCACCAACCCAACCAACAAGTCCACTCATGTCAAGATAAATCGAGTCAGTATCAGAAGCAATGACATAATCTTTATTGTCAGTCTTTAGCAGCTTGTTCATGAACTGATTCATCTTTTTCTCAATCCAGCGGATTGATAGCTGACCTGACATAGTGATAGCTTCAGCATGATCAAAGTTGAACCAACGGAAATACTTATTACCCAGTGCACCGTAAGCTGAGTTCAACTGAATCTTTTTGGCAAGCTGCATGTTGTGATAGCGAGATATTAGGTTGCTATCCTCTTTGCTCTTTGTCTGCTCATAAGACTTTTTAGCCTCAATCATCTTTTTCTTATACTCAGCACGGTCGTTGTACATCTTTTCCATCAGTGCTGGTAGGAAACCTTGCTTGTCTTTGCGGTAGGTACAACCATTAGCAGCATAAGCTACCGTCCCATCTCGATATTCCCAAGTGCCATCAAGCAAACGATCAATAGAAGGAAATTCTTTCCTACCAGCAAATGTCTCAGGGCTGATATTGTATTGCATGATCAGATGAGGATACAGACTGTTCAAGTCAAATGATACGACCCATTCAGTTAGACCTACTTTTGGTTCTTTGACGTGACCGCCAACAAGAGCATCCATATTACAAGCTGGTTTGAATTGTGGGATAACGATGCCTTGATCAAGCAGATAATTATGAATGATAGTATCCCAAGCACGCACTGTTGTCATTGTGTCATTATAGTTCACCTTGGCATCATAAGCCATTGCCATGACCTGCTCAATGAACTTCATCTTTTCATCTAGTTTATCAACAAGCACGCAATCTTTAATATTGTATTCAATGAACAGCTGGTGATTACGTTCATATAGGTCAGCAAGATCCCTGTAACCTTGGTCACGGTAATCGACTTTCTTCTCACCAAGCTCAATCATTGAGATATAATCTAGCTTATATGACTCTTGGTTAGTGTATGAGAATTTACGATACAGCTGGTAATAGTCAAGCACAGCAACACCAGCAAGCCCATAGGTTTGATTCTCTTTACCACGGAACTCAATAGTTCGCTCTTCAAGGATGCCCCAAGGTGATAGCTTCTTAGCTTCCTTCTCATTGAACAATACCTTAACACGGTTGATGAGGTAGGGAATATCGAAAAACTCTATGTTCCAGCCTGTGACAATATCAGGCATCCAAGCATCACTCTGCCAGACCTGAATGAACTTGGCAACCATGTCATGCTCATCTTTACATTTAAGATAGCTGATCTTTGGGTCATTGGTGTGGAAATCTTTCAACCCAAATACAGCTGACTGTCCCTTAGACCTGATGGTGATTGATGTGAGTGGCTTGTCAGCTTTCTCGATATCGGGGAAACCATCATCAGATTTACACTCAATGTCTATTGTTACGACATTAACTGTGGCTGGGTCATAATCAATTTCACCTTTGTAGTTGTCATAGATGAATAGATAAGGGTATGCAGTTGAGCCATACACCTGCATGTTCTTCACATCTTCATAACGTTTCATGAAGTCACGTGCATCACTGATACTATCATGCATCAGTTTATCTACAGTTTGACCATCAAGCGTTTTGTATTTACCTTTTGGGCTAGGCATAAAATGGTAAGGTTGATAGTTGATAACCTCTTTAACAGGTAATCCCATATCATATCCACGTAGGTATATCTTATCGCCTCTTGCGAAAACATTCGTATAAAATCGAGCCAATCAAAATCTCCACAATAAAAATGGCAGGGTATTATTAAATATACCCCGCCGCAACAAATAAGTCAAGTGTTATTTTAAGCAAAAAGCTGTAGAGCT